ATAGGTTAGATATATCCTTAAGAATAAGCGCGGCAGACTTAACGCGGGTGTAAACCCAAAATTGCACATCATCATTAAGTTTAATTACATCAGACCATGCAGTAGTATAAGTATCATTAAAGAAATCTCCGTCCCAGTGAATGCGGAATAGCATAGGCGCATTCTTTTTTACACAATCAGCCTTGAATTCATCAATCATCTCAGATATTAGATTAAGCATGGTTAAGTAATCAGCATTACGCAATAGTTCCCAATTGTGTAATAGATTAACTTTTACTGTTGGGAATACTTTTTCAAGTTTCCCAGCATAACAAACACTTTCGCATATGCTAGTCGCTCCAGGACATGAATATGCTTTCCCTGCGGGTAATCCGAAGGTATTAGCAATTGCCGCTTGCTTTCCGTTTTTTGTGACAAGATTAGCCACCTTTCTATCATTAGAACGTTTTAGTTTAGTCATTAGTTATAACTCTCCTTGCAATTAGTGCAAATAGAATGCAATTTACAATAGCATGATTTAGCGTCGGGGCGTATCATATCTGTTTCATAGTAGTCATCATAGAAATCCATGGGATGAGCCTTTCGTTGGTTGAATGGCAAGTATAGCAGAATGGGCTGACATTATCTAAGACACGCCGAGAGCTTTAACAAAAATCCAGGGTGATTTTAATCACACCCGTAACGACACGCCCGACCCCGCAGTATTGCGGGCTGCATAACTATGCATTACTCTGCAATTTTATTTTTATGTTTGATCTTTCTAAAATATTTTTTCTTATTGCGAACAGGTTGCGCCGCATTACTGCGACGCAATTCCTGAATTCGCTTTACCTTATCTCGAAGTGAATTTTGGGACATGATACCCACTCGCTTCATGAAATCGCTTTACATCAAATCGCTCATTATCTTTCGCAAACATTTCAGCGAAATCATTTACCATTTTAGAAAATACAGCAGGGTGAGTTTTATCGCTAGCATACTTTAGAATTTCTGCGGTAGCGACATAATCTTTTCGTGTCATCATTTTTATACCTCTACGCTTTCGATAGTTAAATCTGTTATGTCTGCGACATAGACATTATTTTTATTTATTCCGTATTTTAATTGAAATTGAAATACATCAATAGCCTCATCATAGTTTTCTGCTTCTACATTTATGTAGGTTAGGAATTCAAAAGTTTTCATTTAATTACGACCTTTCGACCTTCTCGGTAAAAAATTTTTGTGTGGCATTTGCCTGTTGGCGTGTAAAGATTTACAGTTGCGTATTCATCAGCAAATCCCCAATCGGTAAATAGGAAAAAGTTTTCCCACGCACCAAATTCGTTTTCGTATTCCGCTGACCAATGCGGAGCATTTGAGTCATAAGCGCAAGTTAGTTTATACATTAGTTGTTCTCCAATTCTTCCACGCAATCGCATGGCTCGCAATCATAGTCATTATCATTACCAAAAAAGATTATGCCGTATCCGTGGCAATCTTTACAATCTATCGTCATTACTGAGTTAATCATAGTTTTCCTTTCGTTGTTGTTATTGCTTATTATAGCCTAGCCCACTGACATTTAGTCGGCTTCGGGGCTATCGAATAAGCCTTCACACTCGCAATTCTCATAAGGGTTAAATTCGCAAAAGTAGCAACCTTGTTGCTCGCCATGCGCTTTGCAGACATGGATAAACTGTTGTTCATCACAACAGATTTTTATTTCATCTTTAATAAAATAAAATTCGTTTTCGTCAATGTATTCTTTAATCATTAGTCACTGACCTTAACTGATAGATAGCGATAAGTATCTTTTAGATTAAATACTGAGGGATAGTGTGGGCGAACCTGAACCCGATAACTTTCCAAACCTGCGCCATAAAAGACATCAGACTTTTCTGCGTCAATTATTTCGCCTGTTAAAGTGCGTGAGTGATAAGTTTTTCCTATAAGTAGGCTTTCTATTGAATAGACATTTGCTGACATTAGTTGTCACCTTTCGTTTGTTGATAGTAGCAATTATAGCGGATAGCACTGACAAAAGATAATTACTAGCCAGTAATTCCAAATAATGAGACGCTCAAGTCGTGTGATAAAAATCACAAAATCTCGGGCGTGTCGCAAATTCCAGGGGTTGTGGATAACCTCCGTAACCCTGTGGATAACCCCGCTCTTTTGCGGGCGCATCAGCTTTGTCAAGCCGACACGCCGTTACTTATTCGAAATCTTTAAAAATTTCTTCAAGCTTTAAGATTTGCTCATCGGTAAGATGATCAATTTCAATTGCTTTTTCAAATCCAAAAAAATCCATTATTCATTTTCCATTTCTGCTAAATAATCTTCATGCTCTACTAAACCAATCGCAAAAGCAACAGGGTCGCAACACTCTAAGATTTCGGCGGGTGTAAAAGTTGAATAACCAATTTTTACAGTTGGATAAATTTCATTTAGTAAATCAATAAAACTTTCTTTGATTTCTAAATCTTTCTCAAATTGTGATTTCATTCGCTAACCTCTAATTCTGTATAATCGACAACAATAAAATCAAGGCGTTCCAATGGAATAACCTTTAACCATGATAAGGCAGACTCAAAATTATCGTCCTCAATGGTTACGGATAAATCAAAATTAAAAACTGGCATTATTTATTCCCCTTATAAAGAAAGTCCCACGCCTTACGGCATAACAAAATGCTTTCGCAATTATCGCAACAGATAACGCCATGAGGGTTTAAGTCATAGTCGTTCATTTTAATTGTGGTGGATACCGCACCACATACGGATTTAATTGGTACATAGGTACTCATTATTTATTCTCGCAATTCTCATGTCGTGTCTTAGGTGCTAGGACTACTTGCCCACACACGCACTCGTTCATCATACCTTTAGGGTAATCGCTTACAGTAGCGAACCTTGTCCAAATACTCATTTAGTCACATACCAATCTGTCCATGTAGGAAATTGCTCAGGGTCGCTATCGTAGTAATAACGCTCAATGTTGCTATCGCAAATCATGCATAGGGTAAATTGTTCATCTCCAATTTCGGAGATAGCGGAAACAAGAGGCTCATGCGCCTTGCATAGTGTGTTTAGTGTAGTCATGGTGACCACCTTTCTTTTTCGTTATACCGCAATTATAGCCGATACCACCGACAAAAAGATACTTACTAGCGAGTAAGTCCATGATGTGAGACGCTCAAGTCATGTGATAAAAATCACACGGATCTCGGGCGTGTCGTGCTTGCAAAACCTGGGGGTTGTGGATAACCCCCGTAACCCTGTGGATAACCCCGCTCTTTTGCGGGCCAGCTAGACAATGTCAAGCCGACACGCCGTTAGGCTAGTGTGAGTTAGCCCACTCTCTATAGTCGGCTACGATCTCGCGCCACATCATGCGCCCCATGATAAGGGCGGGAACGATAAGGGCTAATTGCACTAGAGTAGTTAGTAGTCTATTCATTAGATACCCCATTCATCATTAGGTAATTCATCTAGTTCATTTTTAATTAGAGATGCCCATCTATGCGCTTGCACTCTCTTATAAATCTTATAACCGATAAAAACAACGGCGAACAAGATAAGGAAAGCCCATGATAGGGATAGATAGAGGAAGTCCCCTAGGTCAAGCATTAAGCCGTATTCATTTAGTTCAATAGTCATTAGTTCTGTTCTACCTTTCGTAGGTGTGCTACTACATTTTTAGAGATTGATTGTAAATCTTTTACTGTCTTGTTCATTTCGTCTGCGCTAGTTGCGGTAAAGAAACCCAAGAATTGTGCGCCGTCCCATAGTGAGTAAGTGATAGTCATTATTAGTTCTCCCAAGTTAGTTCGTATAGTTTTGCTAGTTCATCTGTATCTTCATCATTGAAGTCATCTAGTGGAGGTTGTTCCTCATCTACCTCATCAAGGTAGGCGTATGCGTCTGCGACATCTTCTTGAATGGTGTCCCATTTAGAGATTGAGTTAGTTTCGTATGAGTATGCGTATGACATTATTTATTCATCTCCTTAGCAATAGCGTTTGACTTAGTTAGCGCCTCTAGGGCGATTGCGAGGGAGGCAAGGCGTTGAGCCTCTACCATTTGCTTGTATTCATCTAGTGTCATTTATTCTGACCTTTCGTTGTTGTTATGTTGTAATTGTAGCATGGGGGTCTGACAAATTGGGGAGGTTAGGGGGGTGTGTCGCAAAAGTATTTTTGTGACCTTAGTCACACTAGTTTTCCTCTTTCGCTAGTAGGTAAGCGTTATTTAAAGGGCGAGGGTTATTAGAAAACATAGCCTCTATCTTAGCCTTATCCTTTTCACGCTGTATCGCATAGCGTTCTTGTTGTTCTTTTCTAATTCGTTCTAGTGTATTCATTAGATGATTACCTTTCGTTTGTTTGTTATACCTTAAGCATAGCATGGGGGTCTGACAAATGTCTAATTCAAAATGCGTATAATTCGGACATTGTGGTGTAAGTCACAAAAAAATCGTGTGAGATACATCACAAAACACCCTAAAACATGGGCGCACTATCCGAAATGTCCGTTTTGCCCAAATTGTGTATCATACATGTAAAAAATATATTAACATTTTTATAGATCTTAAAAAGCAGTTGACTAGAATATAGGGCGGTGTATAATAAGAGCATGGAACCATATGCATCTATAGTTAAGAAACAACTTTCTCAAATATTAGAAAAAGAACCTAATGCGGTACTAATTGAGAAAAACATTGTTGTACTAAAAAACTGGTTATCAGATGATCTATGCGATAGGCTTGTAAGCCATGTAGAATCTTTTGGAGAAGATATTTGGTGGGACAAAAACAAGCGAGAATGGTGGCATGGGAAATTCTTCTTTGTAGAAGATAAAGAGTTGGACGCAGAGCTAAAACATATGCGTATAAGGCTACAGGAGCTCTTTAGACAAGAGCTTTGGGTCGAAAGCATGAACTCTGTTCATAGAATGACCAAAGGCCAGTCTATGTTCCTACATGCAGATAATTTGGTGGAATCAATGGGGATGGACAATAAATGCGTATTTGGCGTTACTCATTATATAAGCAATTTTGACGGTGGTGAAATATCTTATCCAAATATTGGCTTTCAATATAAACCACAAAAAGGAGATTTGCTGTTACATCCTGGATGGGAAGAATATGCACACTATACAGAAGATGTAAGAGGCGATAAAGTCAGATATATTGTAGCTGGATTTGCATCACTTCCTGAAGCTGAGGAATTAAGAAAAAATGATCAGCTATATGAAGGCATAGATTCAATTAAAATGTCTAGTGCTGTAAATGGAATATTTGGGGAAGATGATTTGCCTGAAGGATTTTACACAACTCCACATAAATATTTATAGAACTATTGACTTTGTAAAATAAAAAATGCTACACTAAGTTTGCTTTGTGGGGGCTTACCCTGAAACTCAATATGTACCAGATAACATCTGAGAATATCGTTTTAGGAGTGCTTCTCTATCTTTCCAAAAAGAAAAAATTTGGGGGGTAGGGGGGCTTTCCTAAAATCTAATATCCCCAGATAAAAAATTAAAAAACATAAAGAAAATACATAAGAAAAGGCGGGATAGAAAGATGAAGACTCTTATTGCAGTAGCCATAATAGCTGTCATTACTTTTATCCTTGGTATCATATACCAGATAATAGGCTAATATAAGGGCCTATAGCTTAACCTGGTTAAAGCAATTGTCTTATATGCAATCGACTTTGGGTTCAAATCCCAATAGGCCTACAAAGGAGTAGAATATGGATAATGTAAGAGTGCCATCTGAATGGCCAAGAAAAAAGAAGATCAGATTTATTGCTCTTTGCTTTCTTGCTATATCGATCTTCCTATTGTTTAATATATAGGCCTACTTGGTTTCACGTGAAACATGGAGTATAATACTAATATGGTAGCTTATGATGTTCCTATTTCGACCCTCCTTTTTATTATGTGGGCAGGTGTTATAGTAGAGCATAAAATAGGGTCTGAGGAACAACGTCTAGCTAATATGGAGTATTTGAGAAGTTTATACGAAGATGAAAATGATGGTCTCTAATTTTCGGCTCACTTTTCGCCGCACTTTTTAACAATCAATAAGGAGATATATTATGTCTATAGAAGTTGAAATATACAACGATAAAGTTTTTTATTTTAAGAATGCAATACCTAACTCAAATGAAATTATTAAATATATAGATTCTGTTTCAAGTGATATTATAACTGATTGGCTTCCGTGGGGAAATCAATATGCGTTTTCATTAGAACAAAAAAGAGGCTGGGAATTATTAGGAATTACACCAGAAGATTTTGGTTTAGCTAAATGCATATATGACCCAAATATATATGACCCAAATAAGAAAAATATTGAAAGTCATTGGGTGTTTGAATCTATTAACAACGCTGTTGTAGAATGCTCAAACCAATACGCAAAAATTTTAGGTATAGATACTATCTTAAATCCCAGAATACCATCGCCTGGATATGTTATTGGTAGATACGGCTCTATGCAATCCAGGGGTTTGCATACAGATTGTCCTTATGACGACTTAGAGCACTCATTTGTCATATACTATAATGATGATTATTTTGATGGATATTTAAATTTCCCAAATTATAATTTACAAATAAAGCCAGAGCCTGGAAGTATAGTTATGTTTAAATCCTGCGACCTAGATAATGAACACGAAGCAGTTCCTAATATAGGTATTAAATACATAACTCCACATTTTTGGAGAATGGGACCATCTCAAGGATTTGTGCCGTATGGGTCACAAAAGGTTGAGGTTCCAGAAAATATCACAAATGATTTTTATAATTTAGAAACGGTAGAAAAAAAGAAAAAGGAGATCTTTGGTGAATAAGATTGATATCGATGAAAATATTATATATATAGAAAACTTTATATCTAAAGAAGATTTAGTCCTATTTATAAATGAAATAAACAATAATTCATATATTGAAGACAACGAGCATCCAGTTCATCTTACGCTTAAAGTAGGAAAAAATAAAGATGTTATAGATTTATGGTTTGAGTATATTGAAAAATTAAAGACTATGTTAGAGTCTAATAATAGAAAAATTAGAATACCTTCTACTGAACAAATAGATTTTACAAAATACAGGCATACTTCAGATAACCCTAATGATAAATATTTGATGCAACCTCATCAGGATGATGCCTCATATGATTGGGAAGAAGATCAAAAAGGACCGACCTTTGTATCTCATGGAATTGTTATTTTTATTACTGACGATTTTGATGGTGGAGAAATAGTATATGTAAATAAAGATATATCGATTAAGCCAAAAGCTGGTTCTTTACTTGTTCATCCTGGAAATCTTGATTATTCTCATGCTGTAAATAAATTTTACAATGGAGAAAGAATAGTCTATGCAGCTTTTGTGCATGAAGACAGAAAATAAAAACCCCAATCAGAGGCGGATCCGATTGGGGTTTATCGCACTTACGTGCTTAACTTTAGGAGCCTAAGCTCGACTAGAGTTAATTCTTTTTATTATGTTTTTAATTTTTTGTAGTATAGTTACTTTATGCTCTTTTTTCCACACTTTAACTTCTTCTAAAGGATGTTTAGTTCCATGATCCCATGGGAAATATGGTCCGTACATTCTTTTCGTGTGGTATCTAGGCATAATCTAATTATACACTATTCGTATTTTATAATGTCATTTTCATCAAGTTTGTTGTAAATTTCACTCATATAGTAAATCATTGCTGGATTTGCTTCTTGAGTTTTTGTTTCTACTTCTTCTTCAGTCATTCCAGACATCAATGCCATTTTTGTATTTATACTTTCATAAACTGCAACCATAAGTTGCACTACAGATTCTTTATCTTTATTCATTCTTTTCATCTTCCGCTCTAAATGCTGGGGAGGGTCCCAGCAAAAATCCCTCTTCATGATATTTTACCATTTTTTCGATCTCATTGCTACCTACACTTCCTTTAGCAATTAAACACAATACGTCATATATTCTATGAAGCATTATGTAGTTAACCATAGGTAGGTTATCTTCTAAGTTATTACTCGGCTTGTCCATTTTTTACTTTCATGTCTTCAAGCAATTCATCAATGGTTGTTAAACCTCTAGATTTAGCTTCTTCAGCATATTCTTTAACTACAATAAGAGCTTTTTCTGCAAGAAGCAAACCAGGCATATGCATACATGGAATATTTCTAGCAACTTTAGCTCTTAAAGCCTCATCAAATTCATTATTTAGTGGCATTCTTTAAACCTTCTAACATTTTTGAGTATATAGCGCTACCAATATAGCTTTTATACTGGCAGGAAAGACAGTATAGGAAGATATCTTCTTCACCGTCTTGGTTTGAAAAGAGAAGACCTTGGTCTAATGGACAAACCATCTCTGACACAAGGCCTTCTCTTGACAGAGCTAAATACTCAGACACTATTTGTATCTTAATATTAACTCCTTACTAACTTTTAGATGGAAATTTGTTTAGCCACTCTTTTGTCTTAGCGGTTAAACCTTTCCATGACGACCAATCTTGACCGCCATTGGTCATATAATACGTTATCTCTGCGTTGATTGCTGGATCAAATAACGAGTAGTTACTGTCCAGTTTGAATTTTTCTTTACGATCATCACCTAGGTTTCCCAACATGTTGATCTGAAAAATTCCGTAGGAACTGTCTCCAGTTTTCCTGTTGCCGTTATAAGCCATTGGGCGTCCATTAGACTCCTTTTTAGCCACAGCCCACGCCATTTTAAGGGCGCTACCCTCAAAGCCTACGGCTTCGAGGAGTTCAACCAATTCTGTATCTGTTAAAGATTCAGATGGTTTCCACACAGTATTACTGAATTGCTTCAGCTTTTCCTTGTTAAGTTGTGCTTCGGTTTTTACATCTGGTTTTACAACCAGAGCAGATGCTGATTGAATTATTTCTGGTTGACCAGTAAATAAAAACAATACAGCTACTGATATTGCAACATAGTGATGTAAAACATCGCTAAGCTTTTCTTTTATATTCTCCATAGGCATTTCCTCCAATAGAGATAACGAACTATAAGAATACCATTAATTATTGTTACATGTCAACCCAAATATAATACTTTATATATTCTAGTTAACTAATAAACAATTAGTTTTTGTTGTTTTTTATTAAACGCTTCCCTTCTATAAAGAACTTTGGTAGAATAAGACTCTTACTAAATTTTATGTGCCGTTGGGCGGAAAAGAGACAAAATGACAAAAATTCAAAACTTTAAAAAATCCTCAGATTACTTTGATGAGAAGCCAATGGTATTACTTGAGCCAAATGCAGATAGCGCTTTAATAGAAAACCCATACGAAAATTTTATAGCTATTTCTAGATATGCTAGATGGATACCAGATTTAAATAGAAGAGAAACATGGAAAGAAACCGTAGATAGATATTTTTCTTTTATGCTAAACAACCTAAAAGAAAATTTTGATTATACTCCAGACGATATACTTCTTTCAAATCTTAAAGATGCTGTATACAAGAGAAATGTAATGCCTTCTATGAGAGCTGTTATGACTTCTGGTCCCGCCCTAGAAAGAGATAACGTTGCTGGATACAATTGTTCGTATTTGCCAGTTGATCACCCAAGAGCATTTGACGAAACTATGTATATATTGATGTGTGGCTCTGGAGTTGGTTTTTCAGTAGAGTATAAGTACATTAATAAGCTTCCTTCAATCCCTCAAACTTTGGAAAAAGTTTCTGATGTTATTGTTGTAGAAGATTCTAAAACAGGCTGGGCAACAGCCTACAAGATGCTTTTAAAAAGCCTATGGGACGGAAAGATTCCATCCTTTGATGTTACAAAAGTTAGACCAGCTGGTGCAAGGCTTAAAACCATGGGCGGAAGATCATCTGGACCGCAGCCTCTTGTAAACTTATTTGATTTTACTATTGCAAAGTTTAAAAATGCAGCAGGAAGACAACTTAAGCCAATTGAAGCGCATGACATAATGTGTAAGATTGGCGAGGTTGTTGTTGTTGGAGGAGTTCGCAGATCAGCTATGATTTCTCTTTCTAATATAAACGATATAGAAATGGCTCAAGCAAAATCTGGAAACTGGTGGGAACACAATCCACAACGTGCTCTTTCAAATAATTCTGTAGCATATTCTAGAAAGCCAGATATGGAGCAATTTATTTCTGAATGGAAATCGCTATACGATTCAAAATCTGGAGAGCGAGGAATCTATAATGTTGCAGCAGCACAAAAACAAGCTGCATTGAGCGGGAGAGACCCAGAGATACACTATGGAACTAATCCCTGCTCAGAAATCATATTAAGACCAAATCAGTTCTGTAACTTGTCAGAAGTTGTTATTCGTGAAGATGATAATGAAGAGTCTGTTTCTAGAAAAGTAGAGCTTGCTTCAATACTTGGTACATGGCAATCTACACTAACAAACTTTAAGTACATAAGAGATGTTTGGAGAAAAAATACAGAAGAAGAAAGACTGCTTGGCGTATCTTTAACTGGTCAATTTGGAAATTCTTATTTTTCTGGAAAATATCAAGCCCATAAAAAAGAAGGTTATACATGTAGGTACGCATGTCCTGGAAATTGCAAAAATTTAGATCACATTAAAGAAGATGATCACCTTCGCCTAGAACATGCTCTACAAAGACTAAAGATCAGAGCTAACGAAGCAAATAAAAAAGAGGCATTAAATATTGGCATAAATCCTTCTGCCTCTGTTACATGTGTAAAGCCTTCTGGAACAGTTTCACAGCTTACTGGAGTTTCTTCTGGCATGCATCCTTGGCACTCAGAATATTACATAAGAACAGTTCGTGGCTCAAAGGGAGATCCAATTTCAATTTTTCTTAAAGAGATTGGAATACCAGTAGAAGACGATGTTATGAAGCCAACCGAAACTTATGTTTTTTCTTTTCCTGTAAAGGCACCAGAAGGTGCGACACTTAGAAAAGACCTTACAGCCATAGAGCACCTTGAGCTTTGGATGATATACCAAAAGGCTTGGTGCGATCATAAGCCATCAATTACAGTATCTGTAAAAGACGAAGAGTGGATGGAAGTGGGTTCCTGGGTATATAAAAACTTTGACGATCTTTCTGGAATTTCTTTTCTTCCATACTCTGATCACTCTTACAAGCAAGCCCCATACCAAGAGGTTTCAAAAGAAGAATATGAAGATCTGGTATCAAAGATGCCTAAAAGCATTAGATGGGAAGATTTATCTTTCTACGAGCTAGAAGATGGTACTTCTACAAATGCAACGCTTGCATGTAGCTCTGATGGTAATTGCGAATTGGTAGATATTAGCGCATAGTGGTACAATTATAGAATTGGGCTAAGGCTCAAAATTCCTAGGCTTCCCGCTTAGAAATAAGGAGGATCAAAAATGGCAAAAGCTAAAGAAGATCTTAATGGAGATGGAAAGGTTACAATGCAAGAGAAAATTCTAGCAGCACTAGCAAGTTATGGACGTCATTTTCTAGGAGCAGCAATTGCTCTATATATGACTGGCAACACTAGTCCAAGAGACCTACTATTGGGCGGATTTGCTGCCACAGCACCCGTAATTTTGAAAGCACTTAATCCGAACGAAGCATCGTTTGGTTTCACTAAAAAGTAAAAACAGTCAATTAGAAATACTCCTGTGCTAAAATTAGTACAGGAGTATTCCTATTTAGGAGACTATGGCAAATGGCAGGACAAAAGAATTTCGAAGTAGATCAAAATGCAACATTCAGCTTTGTAGTAGAATATAAAGACGAAAATGAGAATGCGATTGATCTAACTGGCGCATCTGCAAAAATGCAGGTACGTGACGTAAAAGGTGGAACTAAGTTAGCAGTAACTTTAACATCTCCAAGTGGCGGCATTGTAATAAATGGTTACCTTGGTAAATTAACTGTAACCCTTACACCAACACAAACAAACAAACTCTTTTATCCAAAGTCAGTATATGACATTATGGTTGTAGATTCTAATGCGAATAAAATAAAGCTCCTTGAAGGGTTTATTACCCTAAATAGATCGGTAACTATATAATGGTTGAGTCCGTAGTTGTTAAAGAGCAAATAAATAAAGTTATAGTATCTTCCCCAGGCCCGCAAGGAGTAAGAGGAAGAACAATCCTAAATGGTTCTGGAGACCCAGCAGCAAATTTAGGCCTTACTGGAGATTTTTATTTTGATACAACATCTGCAGCTTTTCACGGTCCAAAAATTTCTGACTCATCTTGGTCAGGATCGAATAAGATATTCTTAACAAATAACACTCTGGCCTATGCTTGGGAACTTGCTCAAGTTACTGGACCAGCGTTAGGAGTATATTCTGTTGTCATTAGTCACGGTCTTGGATACCAACCAAACGTTACCGTCAAATCTAGTGCAGGAGATATTTTGGAAACTGGAATAGACTACAATAGTACTAATCAATTAACACTGACTATGGCTCAACCATTTTCAGGGACAGCATACCTGTCATAAGGAGATAGCAAATGGCAAGAAAATTTTTAGTTAGCGTTGATCTCAACAAGAATGAGTTGCTCAATGCTAGAATACAAAACTTAGGCTCAGCGCCTTCAAATCCAGTATCTGGTCAAATATACTACAATACTGGCACAAACATTCTTTACTTCTACAATGGAACAGAGTGGACACCTGCATCTGGTTCTACAGAAGTAATTCAAGACATTATTGGTTCGTCCGTATTAGCAGGAACAGCTTTAACCGCAACATACGACGATACCGCAGGCACAACAACATTAAAGCTTAATGATACAGCAGTAACTGCTGGATCATACGGATCAACAACAGCAATTCCTACATTTACAGTTGACGCTCAAGGTCGTTTGACTGCAGCTGGAACAGTAAACGTAGCAACTAATCTTTCAGTTGCTGGAGATACAGGAACAGATACAGTTGACCTTCTTACAGATACTATTACAGTAGCTGGCGGAGAGGGAATTGACGTAGCGGTAACAAATAACACAATTACAGTATCTGCAGAAGATGCAACATACACAAATAAGGGTGTTGCTTCATTTAGCTCAACAGATTTTACAGTTACAGCAGGAGCGGTATCTCTTAATAAAGATCCAGTAATTACACTTTCAGGAGATGTAACTGGTTCTGCAACAATGACCAATTTGGGCGATGTTACAATATCAACAACAATTGAGCCAAACTCAGTTGCTCTTGGTACTGACACGACTGGAAGCTATGTTTCAACAATTGCTGGAACATCTGGAGAAATTACAGTTTCAGGATCTGGATCAGAATCAGCAGCAGTAACTATTGGCTTGCCAGATGATGTAACAGTTACTGGTAACTTAAGCATTGGCGGAAACCTTGATGTTCAAGGATCTATTAACTCTATAAGCACAACAGAAGTTAATATTGTTGACAATAAAGTTGTTCTTAATACAAATGTTACTGGAGCTCCATCAGCAGATGCTGGTCTTAAGGTAAACCGTGGAACCTCTGCAGATGTAGAAGTTTTATGGAATGAGGCGGCAGACCAATGGACATTAACAAATGACGGCACAAATTATCATGAGATAACAAGAAAGTATAAGACAACCCTTAACACATCAGCAACATCTTATACAGTAACTCACAATTTGGGTACAAAAGATATAGTGACTGCTATTTATGAAGTTGCTTCACCATATGCACAAATAGAGGCAGATGTTGAGCATACATCAGATTCAGTTGTAACTATCAAATTTGCAGTTGCACCAGCATCTGGAGAATATAGAGTAGTTGTAATAGGATAAGGATTTCAAATGGCCAAAAAGTTCAAGTCATTATTAAATCTCCTTACACTTGCAGAAGATCCTTTGAGCGGATCAACTGGAGATGTTTATTTTAATGTAACAAGTAAAAACATTAAGATTTACAACGGTGCAGTGTGGGTTGACTTAACTCCTGGCTCTTCTGATCCCGCTCCATTTTATATGCACACTCACTCTTATGATGGAAATGTACATACAGTTAATCTTCAAGAAACAATAAACTTTTCTGAAGATGTTAACAATAATGCAAGCGTTTTAGAAACTAATCCTGCTATAATTGGTCTAGACGGTGGCACTCCAACATCATCGTACGCAAATGCAAGCTATACAGAATTAACACTGTTGGACGGAGGACAAATTGGCAACTAGCTACCCAACATCAAAAGATAACCTTACAAATCCTGCCGCTACCGAATCAATGGAAGGCCATGCAACGCTGCATGGTAACGTCAATGATGCAATTGAGGCAATTGAAAACAAACTTGGTGTCAACGGATCAACAGATGTAAACTCTATAGACTATAAAGTAAGTCAGCTTCAGGCAAACCTAGCAACTCTAGATGCAGAAAATGCTTCAGAGATACTAGGTTTGGACGGAAACAACGATCTTACTATAGACGGCATAGAAAATAAAACAACTATAGACTCATTTTCCAAGACAGTGTATAAGACAGTTAGATATACATTGCAGATTGATAAGTCTGTTGGAAATCTAACACATACTTCAACTATTGTTTTGCTTAACGATGGAACCAATGTTTACATATCAGAATCAGACATAGTATCAAACACAGATTTATCACTAGCTACAGTTACTTTTGAAGAAAATAGCGGTATAATAAGTCTATGCGTAACACCTGTTTCAGGATCAATAAAAGTAAGATATTTTAGAACAGCACTAAAAGCATAAAAAAAGCAGTAAAAGGGAGTCATATCAATGGCAACAGTAAACAAAAACTTTAGAATTAAAAATGGTCTTATCGTTGAGGGTGGCACAGCTACCGTTAACGGTTTTGGTGTATTAACCAAGGCCCAAGCAGACCAAGACTACATTGTTGGTCTTATTGGTGGTACAGCAACTTCAGCCAATACAGCAAATACCGTAGTAAAACGCGATGCCAATGGCAACTTTGCTGCAGGAACAATTACTGCTACATTTGTTGGTAATCTTACTGGTGATGTAACAGGTACAGTTTCAAGTCTTTCAAATCATGACACAGCGGATCTTGCAGAAAATGCAGCAAACAAATATTTTACAGATGCTCGTGCACTTTCAGCAACAGCCGCAGCATACGATGCAGCAGGCTCAGCAGCAGCAGCACAGTCAGCAGCAACTACAGCAGCAGCAACAGATGCAACAACTAAGGTAGCAGCAGAAGCAGCACTTAGAGTTTCAGGCGACGCAGCTTCAGTTTCAACCGCAGCAGCAGACGCTACAACTAAGGCTAACGCAGCACAAGCAGCAGCAATCTCAGCAGCAGCATCAGATGCTACAACTAAGGCTAACGCAGCCCAGTCAGCAGCAACTACAGCAGCAGCGACAGATGCTACTACAAAGGCTAACGCAGCACAAGCAGCAGCAGAAGCAACCGCAGCAGCAGACGCAACAACTAAGGCTAACGCAGCTCAAGCAGCAGCTATCTCAGCAGCAGCAGCAGACGCAACAA